AACTTTCTCAAGAGTATTGATGGTATGCTTCATAAAGAGTATTCCCTAGAAAAATTCAAGAACAATCAGACAGGTGGTAATACACCAATTCCGTCCAAGGTTCCCTTTGAGTTTGAAAAACCAAAGTTCAATACTCCAAAGAACAAAGAACTGAATCAGCTGAAAAAGTTCAGTGAATTAAAAGACCATCCAGCGTTCTCCTATATAGAACACAGGAAAATTCCAGAGAAACATTGGGACAAACTCTATCTCGCAGAGAACTTCTACGAGTGGTCTAGAACAATGTTTCCTGAAAAATTTCAGAATATAAATATAGATTATCCTCGACTAGTCATCCCCTTCTTTGATAAGTCAGGAAAAATGTTTGCTTTCCAAGGAAGAGCTTTCGGAAAGGAAACGCCCAGATACATCACTCTAAAATTACTAGAAAGTAAAGAAAAAATCTATGGACTTGAACGCATTAACTATGAAGATCAAGTTTTTGTCGTTGAAGGCCCATTAGATTCTCTTTTCTTGGACAACTGTTTGGCAGTTGCCGGGGCCGATCTGAATCTACTCAAATTGGAACCAATAACTACAACTGTCATTTATGACAATGAACCAAGAAATAAGCATACAGTAGAGAGGATGTTCAAATCAGTTGATCGAAACTATAATGTTGTAGTATGGCCTAGTGATTTGAAGTATAAAGATATAAACGATATGGTGCTTGCAGGATATTATGATATACAAGGATTCATAAAAACTAGAACCTTCAGTGGTTTGCAAGCATATTTAGAAATCAACAAATGGAAAAGGATATGAACTTACCAACCGAATACCAATCATTCATTCACCTATCTAGATACGCTAGATGGGATTATTCACAAACCCGAAGAGAAACATGGGGGGAAACAGTAGACAGATATTTTGATTTTTTCAAAGAACATCTGAAAGAAAATTGTAATTATGAAGTAACAGATAAAGAAGTAAAGGAACTTAGAAAAGCAGTAGTCAATTTAGACATCATGCCTAGTATGAGGTGTTTGATGACTGCTGGAGAAGCTCTCAAAAGAGAGAATGTTGCAGGGTATAACTGTTCTTATGTAAAAGTAGATTTACCAAGGTCATTTGATGAAATACTTTACATATTGATGAACGGAACAGGAGTTGGTTTTTCAGTAGAAGAAGAGTACGTAAACAAGTTACCAGTTGTTGCAGAAGAGTTTTATGAGACAGAAAGTGTTATCGTTGTCAGGGATTCTAAGTTGGGATGGGCAAAGGCACTCAAAGAACTCTATGGTATGTTATGGATGGGTCAGATTCCTACATGGGATGTAACTAAGGTCAGACCGGCCGGATCTCCCCTAAAGACTTTTGGTGGAAGAGCTTCTGGTCCAGAACCATTGGAAGACTTATTTAAATTCTCAGTCAATGTTTTTAAAAATGCAAAAGGAAGAAAACTCAAATCAGTTGAAGCACACGACCTTGTATGCAAAATTGCAGAAATTGTGGTGGTGGGTGGTGTTCGTAGGAGCGCTCTTATCAGTCTTAGTAATCTGGGGGATAGAGAAATGCGATACGCCAAGTCAGGAAACTGGTGGGAAACTAATGTCCACCGAGCTCTCGCAAATAATTCGGTTAACTATAAAGAAAAGCCAGACGTTGGTACTTTCATGCGAGAGTGGTTATCCCTCTACGATTCAAAATCTGGGGAGAGGGGAATCTATAACAGTATGTCGGCCAAGAGAACTACTGACAGACTAAATCAAGAAAAGGACAAAGATGGCAATAACATTATTCGGCGTGATGCGAGGGAAGATTTTGGCACAAACCCTTGCAGTGAAATCATTCTACGCTCCAGAGAATTCTGCAACCTTACTGAATGCGTTATCAGAGGATGGGACGATGCTAAATCTCTCAAAAAGAAAGTCAGACTTGCGACTATCCTTGGAACCTGGCAAAGCACTCTTACAAACTTCAAATACCTCACAGGAGAATGGAAAAGGAATTGTGATGAAGAAAGATTACTTGGAGTATCACTCACAGGAATCATGGACAATGGAATCACTAATGGAGGAATTGGAGGACTTGATGAGAGACTAACAGAGTTAAGAAATGAAACTGTTAAGACGAATCAAATCTGGGCTGAAAAACTCGGAATCCCGAACTCTGCTGCGATTACTTGTGTCAAGCCTAGTGGTACTGTCAGTCAGTTGGTTGATAGCGCATCTGGTATCCATGCAAGACACAATCCATACTATATAAGGACAGTAAGAGGTGACAATAAAGACCCTCTCACTAAGTTCATGAAATCAGAGGGATTTCCTAATGAACCAGATGTGACTAAGCCTAATCATACTACAGTATTTTCATTTCCCATGTCGAGTCCAGAGGGAGCTGTATGTAGACAGGATATGACTGCATTGGAGCAACTTGAACTATGGAAGGTATATGCCCAGAACTGGTGTGAACACAAACCTTCAGTGACAATTTCTGTCAAGGAAGATGAGTGGGTTGACACTGCATCGTGGGTATATGAGAATTTTGATGAGATTAGTGGAATCTCTTTCCTACCATTTAGTGACCATACTTACAAACAAGCTCCGTACCAAGACTGTACGAAAGTTGAGTATGAAGAAGCTATGAAGTTTATGCCCAAGAATGTTGATTGGTCAAAACTTTCTGAATACGAACAGAAAGATTTCACTGTAGCCTCACAGGAACTTGCTTGTTCAGCAGGACAATGTGAAGTGGTAGACTTACCAGCCGTATGACAGAAATAGATATTGAGTGTCAAGAATGCAATGCAACATACCAATTGAAGTTTGATCTAAATACTTCCAGATATACAATTCGTTGTTGCCCCTTTTGTGGGGGTGAGGACATTGAAATGGAAGATTATGATGAAGACGAAAGTTGGGATTGACTATAGCATGACATCCCCTGCAATTTGTGTGGGTGAAGGAACATTCACAAGTTGCAGGATACAATACCTAACTCCAACCAAAAAATTTGCAAAATCCTACCTTGATGGTAAAATCAAGGGATCTCACTTTGGGACTTGGCCTTCTGAAGAGTTTCGATATGATTTCATATCGAACTGGATAATTGGTCAAGTTCCTACCCATGCAGATATTATCCTAGAAGGATATGCATTTGCAGCCAAAGGACAAGTGTTTAACATTGGTGAAAACACTGGTCTACTCAAACACAAACTCTACAAAAACAATCTCTATCCAAAAGTAGTAACTCCTACTGAAATCAAGAAGTGGGCTACTGGTAAAGGGAATGCATCCAAGACAGATATGTATAATGCATTCGTTGATCAGACAGGTGTGAAACTCAAAGATATTCTTGAGTGTAATCCAGAGTCCAATCCTCTATCAGATGTAGTTGATGCATTTTTGATACATACTTATCAGAAACTTAACAATTGATTACTATATACTTGCATGAAAGTCTCAAAGAAAGCAAAACTCATAAAGAAGGTACAAAACATGGAATTGAATAATCCTATCATCCAGACATTAATTGGTCTGGTTGTGTTCTATATTGGTCTTAAAATGTTCTCTGGTGGAATGAAATCTATGGGGAACATTGATCACCTACAGTGGTTTCTTGGTAATCCTATCTATATGTTTTTTGGTGGTATTATCATGACTCTTCTTTGGCAATCTTCATCACTATCAACTACTGCAATCATTGGTCTGGTTGCTGGTGGTGCATTGCCTCTTCCAGCTGCAATAGGTGCAGTTCTTGGAGCCAACATCGGGACTACAGGTACTATCTGGCTCGCAGGACTTCTCGTATCGGATGGAATGCCTACAGGTATTACAAAACAGATTGCAATGATTCATACTGGCGTAAACCTTTTAATGGCCGTTACTCTACTTCCATTTGCACACCAAATCGCAAGGTTCATGACAAGGTTCTAAATCCTATATAATATAGAGACTTTTTGTCTTGACATTTGTAATCATTTATTGTAATCTAACTATGTTAGGGTTGATGTGAAATCTCCTCTTGAGGAATCTAAAGAACTAGTTGAACAAGGGCTTGGAACCATTGAAAAGATTTATCTGGGTGGTTCTATGTTTGAGACTTGGTTCATATATAGTGGTAAGAGTCCAATTCACTTAGGTGACTTGACTCTTGAACATGGTGATATGTTTGACTTAACCTATTGGAGCTACGATGAATAAGAAACCACCAGACCCTCTTATTGAAAGACTCAAGCAAGAGAAAGACCCAGATAAAGTAATCTTCTATCTAGTAACAGAATTGAAACGGCTTCGTGCTATGGTTCGTACTATGAAAGAAGATCAACATATATCTCAACAACAATGGGCTGTTCGCAAAGCAGAACGCAAAGGTGAACTCCCATATATTCCCCTGCCAGGTGAACACGACTTGTAATAAAAGACTTGACAATTGATATTCAGTATTATATAATGGTTACATGATGATGAGAGGTCAGAGATTTTCTAATTTAGTTACTGCTAGAAGAGCAGCAAAAGAAGTTGCAGATAATATGGAATGTAATGTTCCCATTTATTATGATGCACCTTTTTATTATCACTGGATTGGAAAAGAACTGATAGAATGGGTTAAACCTACAATTATAAATGATGATGGCTATTAAACGCAAAATCAGTGAAGAACGTAAACAACAGCTTCGTGACCAGTTACAAAAAGCACGAGCAAAACGTAAACCTGCCGAGTACAAGAATATCCATTCTACAGTACTTACACTTCCAGATGAAGACAACTATTCACTCAAGAATGTAAAAGAGTGGATCAAAGAGTCTAAGGAACAAGTATCTGCATTTAATAAGGTTGCTAGGAGTTTCAGAAGTACCCCACAAGACAAGCAACGTGCATCTAATAATGCAGATGCAAAGAAATCATACATAAGATATTGTGAACATTACCTTAAAACAGGTGATTGGATCGGTCTTAAATCTGGAAAGAATGAGGAACATATTGTGATACCTAAGTGTATTGCAATGGCCTATAATCCAGATGGTACACCTAAACGAACTGTAGGAGTCTACTATCCAGATCTCCATGCTGTATGGACAAAGGAGATGGAAAATGGGCAAAGTACTGAACTTTCCTACTAATTATAAACCAGACAATCCCCCAGAAGTTGATGTTCAAGCCGCAGAGACTAGAGAAAACTTTGCATGGTGCGAACAACTTGCTGAGGGGTTGACTTATGGTGTATTATTGAATCTTCAGAAGAATGGTATTAATATTGTTAATGAAGAGACAATAATACAATTGTCGTTTCTGGGTGAATGTATTAAATCGGTTGTATATAATGAACGAGATATACATCATCCAATGCAAGACTTAGCTGCAAGATTTATTACTCTTGAGAAATCAACCACCAATAAAGGTGAACCTGCTATCAAAGGAAATTTTGATGTTTTAATGATGAATGAATGGATGGAAAAAGTTGAGTTGTCTTTAGAAGATGATGAACCAGATCCACCTATTGCAGTTTAACGCTGATGTAGCTCAGTTGGTAGAGCAGGAGTTTTGTAAACTTCAGGCCGTAGGTTCAAATCCTATCATCAGCTCCAATTCCTCGGTAGTTCAGTTGGTAGAACAGGACACTGTTAATGTCCCTGTCGCAAGTTCGAGTCTTGCCCGAGGAGCCACCTTTTTTGACTTGACATTTCACCATATTGGTGTATACTGTATCTATTAACTTTAATATTAAATATTATGAAACAATCACACTTATACATTTTACTTGCTACTGTATTATCACTGGCATTATCTATTTGGTTATTCTTTTTTATGGATAGTCCAGATGCAAAACTCTACGGAATCTATGTCGGTCTATGGGTTCCTTCCATCCTTGGAGCCTTTCAGGTAATCGAAACAGGTAAGGAAACTGAATCCCAATGATTTTTATGATGATGTTAATCGGCATGTTAATTGTGTCGGTGATTTCTTTGACTACATTAGCTTATGTTGCAATCTGGCCTAAGAAAAAGGTTCAACATAATAAATGTCATACTGACAACATGAGGATAGAGGATCTTCATGGACACACTGAACCACACGTATAATATGATACTCATTGATTTATCTCAAATACTGATGGCATCTACTATGATGTCAATGGAAAAGGGTCAAACAGAAGCTGATCTTGATTTTATTCGTCACTCTGTATTAAACAGTTTACGTATGTATCGGTCAAAGTATACTGATGAATATGGTGAACTAGTAATATGTTGTGACTCACCTCATTCTTGGAGAAGGGATCACTTTCCTCAATATAAGGCTGGTAGAAAGTCAGGACGAGAAGCCTCACCTCTCAACTGGTCACAAATCTTTGGATGTTTTGATACCATCAAGACAGAACTCAAGACCATGTTTCCTTACAAGTTTTTACAGGTAGATGGAGCAGAGGCTGATGATATTATAGGTGTGGTATCTAGAGTTATATCTCAGTCTACTGGTGAGAAAGTTATGATAATATCTAGTGATAAAGATTTCATTCAGTTACAGAAATATAAGAATGTACATCAATGGAGTCCTGTTACTAAGAAACTGGTTAATGGTATTGACCCTAATCAGTATTTGTTTGAACATATTTTGAGGGGTGATAAGAGTGATGGAATACCAAATGTTTTATCAGCTGATAATTCTATAGTAGATGGTGTTCGTCAAAAACCTATCACCAAAAAGTATGTGGAAAACTTTGTAATGCATAATGCAGAACTAAATGGTAGAACACATGAAGAAGTCAGAAATTTTCATAGAAATGAAAAACTGATAGATTTGAACGAAACTCCACAAGATATCTGTAAAAAGATTTGGGAAGAGTATCGTGTAGAGCCAAAAGGTCAAAGAAGAGATCTTTTGAACTTCTTTGTAGAGAAAAAACTTAATAACCTAATTGAAACAATAGGAGATTTTTAATATGTCACAATCAAGTAATATAGTAAATAGTAATTGGACTCCAAGTGACCCAATGCCGAGTGTAAAGGTAAGAACTCCTTTACTCTCAGAGACACTTAAAAAAGTCAATAATGCAAAAACAAAACCTCAAAAGATAAAAATCTTAAAGGAAAACGATGAACCAGCACTCAGGGCTATATGTAAGTGGTCTTTTGATCCTAACTTAGAGTCAGCTCTTCCAGAAGGAATTCCACCATATATTCCTAATGAGTCTCCAGAAGGAACTCAACATACTAGACTGTCTACTGAACATAGTAAACTCTATTATTACATAAAGGGTGGTGCTGATAATCTTCAATCAGTAAAACGTGAAACTATGTTTGTTCAGTTGTTAGAAGCCCTACATCCTACAGAAGCTGAAGTAGTTATCCATACAAAGGACAAACAATTGCATAGAGTTTATAAAGGACTCTCTGATGTTGTTGTTAAAGAAGCATTTGGTTGGGATGAAAACTACCAAAGAAAAAATGTATAAATATAATACAATCTTCTCTTAGGGAGTCCAAATGCAAATCCAGTGTCGGGGATGTGAAGACGGCAACCTAGCCATCTCTTAGTTTATAGTAATCCCCTCACAATCTAGCAATGTATTTCGGTTAAACGATCCGCCGAAGTGAATTATTATGTTCCCTATCCTTATAATTGAGATTGAGGATCATCAAGAACAAGGTTATATGAAAAATATTTTCATAAGCATTGTTTTGTTATTTTCTTTGACGATATTTGTAAAACCAGTTGGTATTGGTGCAAGTGTCAATCAAAATGTAACTCCAACATGGACTTACAATACTATAGCTATGGAAGCAACAAAGCAACACGAATGTCTCGCCAAAAATATCTATTTTGAAGCGAGAAACGAACCATTTGCAGGACAGTTCGCAGTCGCAATGGTAACTCTTAATCGGGTATATGATAAACAGTTTCCAGACAAGATCTGTGATGTGGTTTATCAAGGGTTACATTATGCAAGTGGTCACCCTAAACGTGATAGATGCCAATTTTCATGGTACTGTGATGGAAAAGTTGATGATGTAAAAAATAAGAAAGCCTATCAGAAATCAGAATATATTGCTGATCTTGCAATAGAATCTTATAGTGCAATCAAGACAAAGGGACTAGATATTACTGAGGGGGCTCGGTATTATCATACATTTGAGGTAAGTCCTAGATGGTCAAAGACCTTTCCAGTAGTCGGAAGAATAGGTGACCATATTTTTTATCAGTAAACCTATATAATATATGAACAAGTGAGATATTATGCCAACATATTTGTATAAATGTAATAAGTGTGAAAATAACTTTGAAGAAATCTATCGTATAGCTGATAGAAATATTCCAGTAGGTAAAGTTTGTGATATATGTGAAGAAGGGTCATTTGACATAGTACCACAAGTTCCATCTGTAATGTACTCAATGAGAGATGGTTTTAATAGACATACGAGTGATGGATTCAAAGATAGAATGAGAGAAATTAAGAAAAACCATCCAGCGAGTAATATTAATATATGAGTAAAAAACACACTGTTAAACTTGATGATATGGTTGAGGTCAAAGGCATCACCAAAAATCAACAAGAAGTTATAAAGGAATATAAGAAAGGAAAATGTCTGTTCCTATATGGATCAGCCGGAACAGGAAAAACTTTTGTAACATTATATCATGCACTCAAGGAAGTTCTTGATCCAAAGACTCCTTATCAATGTGTGTATGTAGTAAGATCCTTAATTTCTACTAGAGAGATAGGATTTTTGCCAGGAGATGAGGAAGACAAATCTGCACTCTATCAGGCCCCTTATGATAACATGGTACGATTCATGTTTAAGATGCCGACAGATGACCAGTTTGCATTTCTGTATGATAGACTGAAACAACAAAATTCTATGATGTTTCTGAGTACATCGTTTCTCAGAGGTATAACATTAGACAATGCAATCGTAATCGTAGACGAATGCCAGAACTTGAACTTTCATGAACTGGATACGATTATGACAAGAGTGGGTCAAGACTCTAAAATTATGTTTTGTGGTGACTTTGACCAAACTGATTTAACCAAGGCTGGAGAACGAGAAGGTCTTGGTAATTTCATGAAAATTATTGATAGTATGAAAGAATTTTATCTGTGTGAATTTGATATAGGTGATATTGTCCGAAGTGGACTAGTTCGATCATACATCGTACAAAAATATAATACTGGACTTGGAGACAGAGAATGAGTATTTGGGATAGAGTAAAAGGGTGGTTTTGGGGAGAATTGTATGAACCAGAACCAGAAGTAAAAAAACCAGATCCAAAACCACCAGAGACAACTGACGAGGTTTTGGAAGAGGCAGTCAAAAAGACATTGGATAAAGAACCAGATGTCAAAAAGAAGACTCCTAAAAAGAAACCAGCTGCAAAGAAAAAACCAGCTGCAAAAAAACCTAGAAAATCAAAAAAGAAGGAGACAGGCGAATGAAACTATCCAGAAATTTTAGTTTGCGTGAATTAACAAAATCTGCAACAGCCGAGAGATCTGGTATAGATAATACTCCAAAAGATCTTGAACACTTGGTAAATATGACCCATCTTGCGATTCATATTTTACAACCTGTGAGGGATGAGTTTGGAGTCATAACAGTGAACTCGGGCTATCGGAGCCCTGATTTGAATAAAGCAGTGGGTGGTTCTGATAAGAGTCAACATTGTCACGGTCAAGCAGCTGACTTTGAAAGTTATAGTATTTCCAATCCAGATTTAGCACAATGGATTGTAGATAATTTAGACTTTGATCAGCTCATTTTAGAATTTTATAATGGAAAAGACCCAAACAGTGGTTGGATACATTGTAGTTATAGTCTTATGGAAAATCGTAAGAAAATAATGACTGCATTGAAGCCGCCAGGTGGTAAGGTCGAATACAGAGAAGGACTAATAAGGTAAAAATGAAAACTATAAGCAAACTTTTTGTAATGTGTGTTTGCTTTATAATGATAGGATGTGTAACTCAAAATGTAAAACCAGTTGTAAAGGATGGTAAAACACAAGACCATGTGTGGGAACCAGACAAAAAAAATTATTGGATAACTTTATATTTTACAAAGATGTCTTTTGACCCTAGTGTAAGAATGAAGTATCCACCACAGCATCTATATAACCTTTGTAAGTGTATTTTAGATGTTATGTCTAATGATTATGATTACGAAACATTCGTAAGAGACTTTAATAAACGACCAATTTCCCCTCAGAATAATCAGATAGTATATGATATTTCTTTAAAGTGTTCTATGGAAGAAGTTGAATTGATGAAATTGAAGTTTCAACAAGGAGAAGTAAACCCTAAAAATATGATATAATCATGCCTGCAAAAAATCACACTAAATGGAAACAGGTTCCTGGCCAATTGAAAGCTGGAGAATATGTAAGTAGTAAAATTTATTCAGACGAGAAAATCTATAAACAGGAGATGAATAAAATCTTCAGTAAAGTCTGGGTTCCTGTTTGCCATGAATCTGAGTTACATGAACCAAACAGATTTAGAACAACTACAATTGCTGGTGTTCCCATATTAGTTGTTAGAGATAATGAGGGAAAAGTCCATGCATTGGCCAATACTTCTGAAAGAAGACCAAGTGGAAAAATAGAATTGGAAGTGGGATTTTTAGATGACCCAGACTATCTTCATTCTGATATTAAATTTGGTGGATTTGTGTGGGTAACATTAAATGAGAATCCACCTACAATGGAAGAGTGGGTGGATGGTTCTTTCGATTGTATGAAAGAATCACTCAATTCAGAACCATTGGATGTTTTTCATTACCACAAGGCTATTATTCCTTGTAATTTTAAATTATGGCATGACACTAACTCAGAGTTCTATCATGACTACTTACACTACCACAACCGAATTACAGGCTTCAATGACTCCTACTTTGCAAGGGAGAATAAATGCTTCAATAACGGCCATGTCAATGTTGGTTCTTTTGAAGTCCAGT